GAGGCGGTTGAGCGAGGTCGCGCGACCGACAGCGGCACCGAAGAGCAGCGTGGCGGTGACGTTGTAGTAGCCGCTCTGTTCCTGACCCATGAGGATCTGGACGCCGAGGCCGGTGTCGGCGTCGACAGCGTTGGCGACTTCGAAGCCCGGGATCTCGCTCATCGGGAGAGCCGAGGCGACAGCGATCGCGTCAGCGCCGCAGGAGAAGCCAGCGAGGTTACCCGTGGACGGGAGGCTGTTCCACTGGTAGACGGCGGCACCGGCGAGGGTACCGATCTGGCCGGAGGTCAGGATGCCAGCACCGAGGACGGAGTTGCCGATGATGGTCGCGTCGGCGAGGAGGCCGTTGGCGTAGGTCGGGTTCAGGATGAACGCGCGGGGCTCAGCGGCCTTGGCGGCGTCGAGGACGCCCTTGGAGGCGACGACTTCAGCGTAGGTCAGGCCAGCGCCGGTGTTCGTGCCGGAGGCGTAGTTGCCCGAGGTGATGAGGGCGCCGATTTCAGCCAGGCACTTTTCAGCGAGGGCGTTGGCGGCGGTCGGGACGAAGGAGTTCGAGAGGAACTGAGCGCCGTACGACTTGACGTCGAGGGGCGAGAAGCGGGACGAAACCTTGAAGTGCTTCAGGGTGACGTTCGCGGCGGTGATCGTCGCGTCGTCCTGTTCGAGGTAACCATTGGCACCGAACTCGGTGGCAGTGGAGACGCCGATCAGGGGAACCTGGACGGTCTTTCCGGCGGACGACTCAGCGGCGGTGAAGACGCTGGAGAAGGCACGGAGGGCGGGGAGCTTGCCCTTGAGGGAAGCGATGACGCTTTCAGCGAGGATGCTGGGAGCGGCGACGATGGAGTTGGCCATAGTGTGTTAGTATTGGATGAGTGTTGAGGGGAAATTAGATGCAAGCCTTGATGATGGCGTGCTTGTTGGCAGCGAAGTAGTCGTTGCGCTCCTTGGAGCCGACCGGCAGGGACATGAAGGTCGCGAGGTGGTCGACGGCTTCGGCGGTGGGCTTGCCATCCGCAGGGCTGAGTTCGACCGGGGAGACGCCGACGGAGGCCACGATCTTGGCGGCTTCCTTGGAGGCGCTGACCTTGGTCGCTTCATGCTGCTCGACGAGGGCCTTGAAGGACTCGGACTCTTTGACGGCCACTTCGAGGGCGGCGGTCAGTTCGGCGAGCTTGGCGTCCTTGGACGCGGCTTCGACCTTGAGGCTTTCGAGTTCGGCAGAGACGCCGACCGTCATCTTTTCCACAGTCGTGCGGAGGTCGTCGCGCTCGGCGGTGAGGCCAGAGACAGCGGCGGTGGCGGCGAGGAGTTGCTCTTCGATGGTCATCTTAGATTTGCGGTTAATGGAATTAGAAGCGGACTGTTCGCGGTCGAGTTGTTCGACTTTGGCCTCCGCCCACTCGGCGGTCCGCATGATGTTGCCGGAGGCCAGGCCACCCCATAACGCCCACCGCACGGCCCCTGCTCCAGGGAAGTCCTTGCCGTCGGGCTGGTTGTTCGGGGCGTCCATGTCGGGCTTGTGCCGGCGGAACCAAGGGCCCATCCGGCGCAGCTTGTCTTCGGAGACAGAGCCGTCCGCCATCTCGCGGGCTTCGCGAAGAGTCTTGTCCGTGACGCCGTCGCCCGACTTGCCTTCGGCGTGCCATTCAAGGCCGCGTCGGGCTGCGGAGGAGACGTAGTCGGGGACGCTGATCGCCATCAGAACGAACGCAGGGCGTCGTTGAAAGAGTCAGCCAAGCCCGTGACTAAGCCCTGGGCGGCGGCCTGCTTGCCGGAGAAGACCTGACCTTCCATGGCTTCGGCCTTAACCATCTTGCGCTTCATGTTCACGGCTTCCTTGAACTCGGCGTGGATCGTGTCGACGCCCTCTTGGAGGTTGCCCATCTGGCCTTCGTCGAGGGACGTGCCTTCGATGCCAGCGCCCTTGAACTTGCCGGACTTGATGACCACCATCTTGATGCCGGCCATCTTGGCGGCTTCGGAATAGTCAGGGATGGCCATGTAGACGCCGATGCTTCCGACGGTGGAGGACGGGCTGGCGACGACGCGGTCCGCAGCCGAACCAATCCAATAGGCGGCGGACGCCATCTCGGAGTCCGTGTAAGCGAGGGTAGGCTTTCCGAAGTTGCGCACCTTGTTGGCGAGTTCCTCGACGCCGGTGACCGTGCCACCAGGGGAAGAGATTTGCAGGGCGACCTTCTCGACATCAGGGCTGGCGGCGAACGCGTCCAGAGCCTCGGAGATTTCGTTCACGTCCACGGCTCCCATCATCTTCTCAAGAGGGGACAGGCCCTTGCCGATCACGCCGACGACGGGGATGATGCCGATGCCGTCGACGACGTAGGGCTTAGGGGCCACGCCGAAGAGCTGGGCGAGCATATCCGTGAAGCCGAACTTCTCGGCGAGGACAGCGTGGTCTTTCGCCTTGGTCGGGTCGATGAGAAGGGGCTCGCGGCCCGACAGTCCGTTGGTGAGGAAACGCATAGGAAATTAGGAGTTGGGTTGGTCTTCGGACTCGGGCTCTTCCATCGAGGCGGGCTCGTCTTCCATCTCGGGGGACTCGGGGCCTTCCTCGACGTCTCCGCTGATCGTGCCGACCGGGGTGTTGGACGGACGGAACAGGAGTTCGAATGGGATGCCGTACTTGGCGGCCAAGTCCTTAATGTGAACCATGTCGGAGGCCCGCTTGTCCATCTCGGTGCGGAAGTCTAGACCGCGCTGGGCGTAGAGCTCAGACATGGACAACAGGCCCATCTCAACGTCAGCCCGGTCGTTCGCGGCTTCGCGGCCAGCGTCCACGGTGACGCTCTTCGGGGTAGTCCAGGATACGCGGTTCCAGTCCGGGTCGTCAGGCAGTTCGCCGGCGGCAATGCCTTGGCCGATGATGTAACCCCACGTCGGGACGCAGAAGTTCTCGATCATGATGGTCTGATACTTCGAGAAGACGCGGCCAGCCTTGGCCGTAATAAGGCGGACGGTGGCGCCGCCTAGCTTGGAGGAGTCGCCGACGAACTCGTAAGGCAGGACGCCCTGGGAGATGTCGCGTTCCAGCGCCGCGAGGAAGCCGGTGAAGGTGGCGTTCGGGCGGTTGCTCTGGAAGGACGTCATGTCCTCCCCAGGCTCAAGGGCGATGACCTTGCCGCCCATCGTGTTGGCTAGGTTGGCATACGAGCCAGTGCCGGTCGAGCCAAGCTCGTTGGCCATGTCGCCGTCGATGATGCCGCCCTGCTTCTTGATGATGCGGGTGACGTCGCCGTTGTCCTTCACGGCCTGCTTCTCGAGGGCGAGGATTTCCATCTCGTCTTGGATGGAGTTGATGCTGTGTTGGAGCAGGGGCACGCCACGGGCGCCGGACGCGTACTCCTGGTCGACCACCATCATCATCGACTGGGCGAGGATTTGGCGGGAGGAGCCGTCGGATCGGTAGATGTTCACGGCGATGTATTCGCCATACGGACCGAACTGGATGCCGTCGTGCATACCCTCGGGCACATTGCCTTCGAGAGGGTCGCCGACGCGGTGGGCTTCCATCAGCTGGAGTTTCGCTTCGCCGTTGGCGTTGCGGACCTTGGCGGCGAAGGAGTCGCCGTCGCGGATCATGCCGCGCAGCAGGATGGACTGAGCCTGGTAAAACGAGAAGCGGTTCGTGATGTCGATGCGCTTGGCCTTCTCGGC